GTTTCTATTCGCGTAGGGGCAATTGCAACCAATTTTTGCAGGCTATCTTCAACAAGTCTTTTGTTTTGTTGTGCTTCACCAATACTAATTTGGTTTAATAACCAATCAACCGATTGTGTATCAATATCATTTATTGTTGCGGCATTTAAATTAGTGCTTAGTGCCAATGTACAAGCTAAGGCCAACCTTAACGACATTCAGTGCTCCAAGTAGGTTGTAGCGTTCCATCAGCCGTTATTTTAAATTCCCAATACCATTTACCATTTGCAATTCCCATGTTAGCGGTTGAAGAGCTTCTATCATTATTATCATAAGCAATCTGACAATTACCTTCAGCAAGTGTAGCATCAACCCCTTTAGCTAAAGGGTTCATTGTACAAAAATTATTTGTCGGTGTATCTGTTGTTTGATCTTCAGCAGTATTATTAGTAGAAGTATAATCATTTGTATTTCCAGATGTATCATCTCCTAAATTTGCAGAGTCTTGGAACTCTAAAAAGAACCCATTAGTTCCGTATGTTCCTCCATATGCTTTAGGTATCCAAACTCCGTTATCATTGTATTCACCAAAATCAGTTTCTGCTTTTGCTTGTCCATCTATAAGATGAAATTCAGCAAAATATCCTTCAAATAAATCTGTTGAACCATCACCGCCTGCACCAAGATAATGTACATCACTTGTATTATTTACAGGTGTATTTTGATTTAATGTGACAGTATTATTTGTTGCCCAAGAAGTTTGTTGTACCCCATTAACCCATAATTTAATTCTATCGTCTGCCGTACCATTTGTTGAGTCAAAAGCCATGACTACATGATACCATGCACTTGGGTCTCTGAATTGTGCATTTGTTTGTCTATAACTTGTGGCCCCACCTGCAATAAATAATTTTCCTGCACCAGTATATCTAAATTCAAATTTAGTATCATCACCTACACCTGTTCCAACATTATAAATTGGAAATACGTGTTCAATTCGTGAAAGTTTTACCCAAGTAGAAATTGTAAATGTTTGTCTATTTCCTGCACTAGATGGTGTTCTTGATAGTTTTCCAGAATCACTACCTCTATATGAATTATCTATTTCATATCCAGCAACAGCAGAATTAGAACCTAATACTGGGAAAGGCATTATTTAATTGGGAATTGTCCTAGTGGTCTGTCGGTTTGATTTCCTTGCTCGTCTGTTCCGTATTCGTAGAGAGCTTTTAAATCATCAACAGTAGAACAATTATCTATCATGGTTTGCATTTCATTACATTTAGTTCTAACACTAGCTCTATATGTTTTCCATTCTGCTGGGAGAGTTGTTGCTGTTTCTTTTGCTTTAATTACTCGCCAGTCGCTTTCTTTTAAAATATTGTTGGCTTGTTGATCTATAATTTCTTTTTTAATTGTTTTTAATCCTTTAGTGACTACTTGGTTTCCATCACTATCTAATAAAGGATCGCCATTATCATCTGTTGCATTTGTATCTTCTAAAAGTTTAGCTGTTGCTGTGCCATAACTTCCAACAACTTCATTATCCTGTATAGCGTAATCAATATTAGTATTAATATAATAGTTTTCATCTTTTTTATTACTCCCATCTATTCTTACTGGGTAAATGCCTATTGCTAATCTTTCAGCGTCTGTCCATAAATTAAAAATTGATTGAGGGTATTGGTTATCGTTTATTGTAATCCCTTTATTACCTTTAAAGAATTTTGTTATTGAACCATTTTCTACTAATGCAAACATATTAACCTATATTTAATGACCTTCCTACTTCTAACAAGTTTGTGCCGTCTGATTTAAAAATAATCATATCTTTTGCCGAAGCTGTTGTTGTTAGTGTTGGTGCAGTTGCCCCAGTAAATTTATAAGCACTATTAAAAGTTAATGTTCTTGAACCTGTACCGTCTTGAATAATTGTTAAAGAATAAAAAGCCCCAGCTTGTTGATTTGTTGGTGCGTTTAATGTTCTATTACCAGCAAGAGTCACTTTTGCTACTTGCTCTGTAGATAAGTTCCAATCAATCGTAGCACCATCTGTTAAAGTTTGTTCTGCAAAATAACCTTTTTTAGCAAATAAAATATTACTATCAGATAATGTTAAAACTGTTCCTGTTGCAGTTGTTGCCAATCCTGTAATTGATACAGTGCTATCTAACCAGTTAACTGTATTTGCAGTATGATCTAAAGTTGCTAGGGAAATATCGTCTGCACCATCATAATATTTTAGTGTTGGTGTTGTTGCGGAAGTTGTATCTAACCAAATAGTGCCAGATACTGCACCACTAGGTCTTGATGTTCCAGATTGAAAAGAATTGATGGCAGATAAAGCATTGTTCAAATCAGAACGGAAGGCTGGGAAACCTTGATTAGCAATATTCATGTCATGTTGAGCCATAATTACCTCTTAATATCCTTTAGCAATATAATCAAATGTTTTTGATATAGCACTATTACTGGAATTTTTAAAGACTATATCAAAAGAAGTTTCTGATTTACTTGTTATCTCATAAAAATCACCAGTTGCCAACCCTTGAGCAGAAATACCTATTGCTGGCGTTGTTTTAAATACTGGACTAAATGTTATAGTCGTTCCAGATACGCTTGAAACAATATCATTTCCAGAAATAATACGATCTATCATATCTGACGCTACATTAAGAACTGATACAACAGGCGTTGCCGCATTATTTAAACTTTCTAAAATTAATCTGAATTTAAAATATCTTGCAGAATAATCGCCAACACTAAAGTTTCTGAAAGTTGAATAAGTGACATTATCATCACTGGTAGCTATTTCTAAATGTGATTGTGCATTGACCGAAGTATCTCCATCAAAGTTAGACGCTTGATCATCAAATAAACCAGCAACGTTATCAAAGAGTCTATCTCTATCATCAGTAGTTTGTGTTATGTTTGCTGTGAGTCTGGTGGTTTGAACCGAACCTAAGTCAATGACATTTGCAAACTCATAAGTACCTGTTGAGAAAACATTGTTATTTGTAGTTCCACCATCAAATAGTCTAGTCGTAATGTCATCAAAGTTATCGGTAGTGTTGTCATCAAATTGTTCTATGGTATCTAGTTCTAATGTGTTGTCTGTAGCAACAACGTTTGTCTTAGTACCTGTAAAGTCTGGATTTTCAACTGCATTTGCAACATTATTGAAATTCCCTATTGCGATAATATCAGTTGTTATAATTGCTTCATTAGATGATAAGTTTCCTAATTTATCTACTGCTTTAATTAGATAAGAACCAACCCTTGCTGGAACTGTAATTGATGTAGCTGGTCTTGATATTCTTGTGACGATAGGAAAAGAGTTTTGCCATTCTGGATTAACAGTATCGCTTGAATAGTTTAAGACATAATAGTTTAAGTCTGCGTCTGGTATAGACTTCCAGCTTAAATGTGCATCACTCCCTACAATATTAATTGCAAAATCTTCTACATCACTTGGCGGTGCTATCTCGCCAACAATATCTCTAGTTGCTGTGACATAAGTAGATTCTACACCTAATGAGTTTACTGCTTTAACTCTTACGGTATAATTTTCTCCACTTATAACGTTTAGAACTCTATGATTTAATTGAACTGTACCTTTTGAATGAACAATAAAATTTGTATCACTCGTTAATTTATATTCTACTTGATATTCTCTTACGAATTGATCTGCACTAGCACCGATAGTAATATCCATCGCAACGATAACTGTTCCATCATTGTATGAGATTAAACTATCATCAAGAGTGACTGAAACTGGTGCAGTAATACTAAAAGGATTGGGCAACGTTGTATCTGGAATTGTGGCAACTTCTTGCTGTGTTCCAAATGTATAATAACTATCTTGATGTTCAGTAAGCTGTAAGGAAACCGAACTATCTGGATTAATAGTAGTTGATAAAACTCTAAAAGGTTTAGCAGAAAAACTTGGAGTAGCGTGAGTGATGTTTACAATATCGCCTACGACTAAATCCATAGCGGTTGCGTCTGCTGTGAGTGTGACATCTAAACTTGATCTAGACCTACGCAAAATAATCTCTGCCATTTCTTGAGCTTGATATGGATTAGTTATTGTTGGCATATCAAAACGACCTTCTAATAAAATACCACCATCGTCTGTTTTCATCGTTGCGTGTTGATCAGCACTTGCTAAACCTGTTTCATCTACTGGTGGAAACTGTGCCTCATCTACTTGGTAATTTTTATTGGGATTTATAAAAGTGACAATAACTCTATTAAATCTTTCATTTTTATTTTTAGAAGATACGCCTATCCCACCTATAATATTATCTTCAGTTAAAGTTATAGACGCACTTCCAGAACTCTCTACTGTGATTTGATATTTACCAGCAGAATAATTTAAAAATGCTCTTGAACCTGTTAGAAATTTTTTAACGTTATCTATAACTTTTTGTGAAGTATCTATAACTGCATGGCTGTCAATTAAATCAATCGCACTTGCACCAGTATAAGGAGTTATATCAGCGTCACAAACATCACCAGCCGTTTGCCAATCAGCGTAATTACTATCAAAATAACTATTCGCTATTCCCATTCCATATCTATCGTTGCGTAAATAATCTAATAATTGATAAACTGGATTATCTGAATATTCCCAAGTAGAACTATCATCTTCTCTGTGAGAACCTGTGCCACCTGTTTTTGTTCCATCTAAATTAGGATTATAAATCTTTTTACCTTTAACTACGACATTGATTGCTGGAATAGAACCAAATGCGTCTGAGTTCCAAGTAAAACGAAATGCTAAATAAGAAATACCTCTAAGTCTATGATTGCTTGTCCATGAACTTAAACTAGATAAAAGACTTGAAGCTGTTTGACTATCAGAACCAAAATGTGGTTCTACTGTAATTAAACTTGCACTATCTTTATAATAATTTGAATCACTAGCATTTACTGTTACTTGCGTATTATCTGCTAAATCTGCTGACCATGTAACAAGATTATCATTAATATAAATTTCTGTAATATCATCAACTTCTCCTTCACCTAAAACAAAAGCCATATATAAATATTGGTTATCTGTTCCAGATGTTTCTAAAAATGATAAAATCCCTCCAACTTTTCTAGTTCCATAAATTACTGGTATTTGACCATTAGCAGATGTTTTATTGACTAGAACACCTTTGGCAATATTCTCTGGTGTTGTATCAAAATTAAATTCTGGCTCATCTGGTTTTCTTAACCAAGTAAGAGCAGTTGAAACAATACTAATTGTTGAAAGTATAGGAGAAATAAAAGTTGCTATAGGTTTTATAGCTGAAACTATTGCACCAAAAAAACTACCCCAACCCATTATTCTCTACCCCATCTAATGTCTTGTACTGTTAATGCAGAAAATTCAAAACCTTTATCGCCAGAAAAAAATCTTTGTTGCGAATTATCGCTTGATCTACGACCAGAAACTTTTTCAAAATTACCCCAATGTGAAGTAATACTTAAACCTATACCAGCAGTTTGTGTATCATCTTCTATTGAATATTGATCTATAAATCCCTCATATAATAAAAAAGGATCAGCAATTAATGCGTTAGAACTATCTAAAAAACCTCTATAGATTTGCACTGTATCATTAATAATATTTTCATTTAATGCCACAGCTATATAAGTTTGATCTACACCAGATAAATTTAAAGTTAATGAATTTTTAATTGGCTCTGTACCTTCTTGAGTATTACTTAATCCAAGAATATGACCACTTGCTAAATATGTTTGTGAACTACCAGATATACTTGAGGTCAATGGAAAGCTACAATCAGTTAAATATACAGGCGTAGAAAAGTTTAAATGAATTAAATGGACAGGATTAATATTTCCTGTTGCCAATTCTGTTTTGACAGCACTTGTTAATCCTCTTGCCATTATAAGCTCTCAATTACATCAAATTCAAAACTAAATAATAAATTTCCAGAACTATCAACTTGGTTCGTTTGGAACTCTTGCACATCACTATTCAAATGAACTGTGAAAGGTACACTATCATAAGTTACAGCTTCATCATTTGCTAGTGCGTTAGTTAGTGGTGGTTCTATAGTTAATGTAGACGCATTAGAACTAGGCGTAACATCTTCCACAATCATATAAACTTTAGAATGACCAGCAAACTTTATAATATCTCCAGCTTTAAAAGAACCAGCAGTATCTGCCGCATGACCATTAACAGCAATCGTAGTATCGCCAACAGCATGAACGCCATCAACTAATACTGTTCCTGTTTCACTTCCCTGTGCATTTAAATAGCTGGGGAAGGTTATAGTGAAATCTTCTTTCTGTGATCGTTGTTTTATAATGAAGGCTTGTATCGGTGCGAAGTCTGATCGTGTTTTAAGAGGATAAGAAAC